TTGGGTCTGCAACTGCAAATGAAATACTATTAACAGTTAATGTTCTTGACGTTTCGTTACTTGAACCCACAACTTGTGCAGTACCAACAACGCAATAGTCCGAAACATCTCCCGCTCTACCACCGGTTGTACCATATTCATTGTCTCTATTACATTCAAGACAAGACGGATATTCAATCAAGTATAAATCTCTTTGTCCACCATCTTGTATACCATAGGCAAATTTTCGTATTGATTTACTTAATTGTTTGATTGGCCAGAAATCAACCGCGTTAGCAAATCTGTGAAAAATTTTAGCCACAGTATTATTAAAAATCAAACCCGTACTAACACCTAGCTGTTCAAGAAACAATAGAACATCTGCAATTAATAATGTGAATGTAAAATTTCTAAATCCATAATTTACAGGCGGAGTAACTGCAATATCATTACACTCATTTTGCTCATTTGGAACTAAATCTTTAATTCCAACGAACTTACTCCCCACTATTCTATTACTTGATAAACCCGTTGTTCTATATTGTGCACTATGAAATGATGATACAGTATAAACTTTATTATAATTAAAACGATAAAAATAATCTTGTGGGACATAAAATCCATCAACTTTATTTAATATTAAACTATGAGCAAGTGATGGATAGTCTTTATAATTTAATGACCAAGCATATGATTGGCTTTGTGGTTGGTTAAGGTAATTTGGGTATTCTCTAATGTTTGGTGCTAAGTAACTTGCCGTTGGTGTATCTAATAATGAAAATCTAAAACGATAACAAGCAGATGTTGGGATTCCTTTGTTTGGGTCATTTGTATATTCATTCTCACCAAACTCATTTGTGTAAAGAAAATCCATATTCATAGGAATTGAGATGATAAATGAACCGTCTTCAGGAATATCTTCGTTTGTTTCGTACAATTCTAAGATTGGTCTGTCATTTGCATCATATTCCGCCTTAAATCTAATCGCCTCAATCTTACCTTTTTTTGTTTTAAGGTCACATTTTCTCCCCATATTTTTAGGGACGCTACAGTTTCTATTGATTACTTTTTTACCTTCTTCAGTATATGTTCCACCAATCACGTAAGCTTTCGGCTCTATCTTAACTCCTTGGTCTGATAAATCAAAGTCGGTTCTTGTAATCCCAATTTCACATAAATCTTCATTACCCCAAAATGGGTATACCTCAATTGTTTTACTAAATGTTTTAATTTGTGGTAATGAGTCTAAATCCATCGATGCTTTAAACTCGTATTTGTTTTTAAAATCATCAACACCAAAACCAAGTCTTAAAAAATCATCGGGTCTTAAAGAAAAACACCCGATATCGGATAAGTCAACATCACAAACAATTGTCTGTTGTCCTAACGGTACCCCCCAAATCATAAAATCTCCCGCATCGTTAGTTCTTACGGTGTACTTATAATATTTTTCAAATACCTCTAAAACTTCTTCTCTATTAAGAATATCTGATTGGTCCGGAAATGTACCTGTGGCTGCGTGTCCACTATGTTGTCTTCTGGCAGGTAATAGATTATATCTAAAACCATCTTCGTCTTTTTCGGTTAGGTCTGTGTAAGGGTATAATGCAGAAATTATAGGGTCGTCGGAATCGTCATCATCCAATGGAATGAATATAGATACTCTTGCATTTGGGACACCGAATCCATTATTTACTGTTAGTCTACCGCAAACAACACCATAATCGGCACAAAGGGATGTATAAACGTCTCTTTGAGACATTTTTAAAGATAAGACCTCAAGTAAATCAAAGTCTTGTTTTATTTCAAATTTGATATACTGGTCTTCACCTATGTTTGTATAAATTCTATGCTTTTGTATCATCTTATAATAAATAGAAACTCTATCAATTTCTTATAAGATAACTAAAAAACAATTTAGTATGTAGTCGAAGTTGGAGTTTTTACCCTCACTTTAATATCCGTTTGAGGGAATCTGATTTGACAGATTTGATTTGACTTCATATATATGGTTGAGTCTGACTGTAGAATCTCTTTACTGATGTTGTCTTTGTATGTTTGTGATACTTCAGCTGAAGAATATTTTCCTCCGATTTTGTTAAAAATTCTAACATCAACGACGTTTATCACACCACTAACATTACCTATTTCTTTTTTCAAATCACCAACAAATAATGGGTCTCCCATTTTTCTTTTGTCTATTGCGAAGAAACCTGTTATGGTTTTTACTGTTTCTTTAAGAACGTCACTTTGACTTTCATTTTTATTAACAACCAAATCAATTTCTAAACCTAAGTCAATAACCTCACCACTTTCAATATCCAAATAATCATTTAACATTCTGAATTTAGATAGGTAATTTAATACATTCTGTTTCAAAGTATTGGATACTATATCAGTCAAATTACCTTCATCATCATAAGACAATAATTTTATTTTTACTTTATTGTCTTCTTCCATAACACTAACCTTGGCCGGTGCACCATAAGTTGATGGCATTGTCTCAATTAACGATTTATAGTCATTGAGTGTAACCGCTCTGTTTTGTGCTGCAAAGTTATATGCTATCATTCCTCTAATTTCTTCGATTGTTGGGGAATCAGCTCCACCAACCGCAGGTGTAATGTTTGTTACACTTAAGGATTGTGATACTTGGTCGTTAATTGAACTATTAGGTCCGTTTAATGCAAAATCAATCGTATCTATCGATGAAATCACGTTTACCCCTAAATTGGTGTCTTTACCCCCACCAACTCTGTATTTGATGAACAGGGTGGTACCAGGTTTTGGAATTGTTCCTAATGATACGTTATTCAAGAAAGTTGATATGTTAACCTTCATTGTTCCGTTCATATAGTTGTCCAAATTATCCATTGGGTCTACATTACCTGAACCAAAAGTTATATGAAAATATCCTTCGGGTGTGTATTCTGATATAAATTTATTATCAACTCTAACATAATCTCCCGACGTAAAATTGTCTCTATCTGATACTGTTGTTGGGTCTTCAATAAAAACTCTATCTTCCATTAATGACTTCACTTCGTACCATTTATTGTCACCATTAAATTCATCGTATGTAGGGTTGGATATGAAGTTAGTACCTGATTTGTGAATCATTCCGACAACACCCAACACATTTCTTTCAGGTAAAAATATTTTTAAAAATGGTTTTTGGTCAATTTCATTAATTACCCTTCTGTATATTTTTGTTGTTCCATTTACCACAGCTTCTCTTTTTGTTATGGTATATGAAACTAATTTGTTGTTATTATCAAAATTTGGAATCTTTAATCTATTTGGTTCTCCTTTACTATTAAATGGACTTGAAAAATCAATATCATCTATTGTTTCAAAAACTTGTCCTCCTCCCGAAACCTGAGCTCCCGATTTTAAAATACCTTCATATCTTTCATCATCCTTATCACCTCTAACCGGTACGTTTATTGAAAAGTCACATAATGCAACTGAAGGTCTTAAACCAGGTATTCTTAATCCATATGTTTTAGCAATATGATATAATGATTGTCTTTGTTGAGCAAAGTCCAACATTGTTTCTTGCCAAACTCTATCTATATGAAAATGAAGGTTATCAGCAACCGCAGCATTTAAGTCTAATAATACAGAATAAATTGATGCGTCGTTAAAGTTACTTATTAGGTCAGGATAATATTTTTTGGTTAGTGTTACCAACTCTTCTCTTAATCCTGCAAAGTCTCTGGTTGCGTATGATATTTCTTTTGCCATCTTATATGTTAATAATTATAAAGTCTGAAACTGAAAATGCTCCGTTATTTACGGTATAATCAAGTTTCACTTTAGCGGTATAAGGTTTACTTGAATAATCTGAAACCCTGAATAATCTTTCATCTTCATCTTGGGAATATGTTTTTGTTTGGTCGGGGTCATCCTCCGCTGACATAATTTCCAATGATTTTACTTCGACGTTTGGTATAAATTTTCTAATCCCTTCCCTAATTTCTTCTTCGATTTGTCCAAATGACACTACATCATTTTGTTCAAAAATATACTCGTAAATTCTGGTACCAAAGTCAGGTAAAAAATATCTTGACCCCTTTCTCGTTAAAAGAAGGTGTATAATATTCGCTCTTACCTCTCTTTGAGGGGATTCGGTTGTTTTTAAATATTCACCGTATCTACTATCTCTAAATGGAAAATCAATTCCATATGATGTTAACGCCATATCAATAAATATAAACAATACCAAAATGGTAATAAATAAAAAACCCAACCGAAGTTGGGTTTTAGTGGGGGGTTTCTCTTATGAACCACAACCTTCACATTCAAACGGTGAGTCTGATGGTTTCATACTCAACGCTGTTTCATTTTGTTCAAAATGAATTGAATTAGTTGGTGCGGTCGGAGCTTGGGTTGTTTGGGTAATCGAACCTTCTATTTTTTGTGTGGCACTAATATCAACACCTAAAGTTTTGATTGCGTCTACCGC